AAACAGAAAACTCCATTATAATTAAAGGCTCTTCACCCCATTTCTTCTGACTTGTTTTTTTGCAAATTTGACTGTCGTTGTAAAAAAGAACACCTTCTGCAGCGTCCAAAACGCTTTTTTCTAAATTATCCAAGTCAGGTTTTTTTGTGTGTCGCCCCCGATCTGATAAGCAGTAGATTCGGCTCGCTTTGGAGTAACTTTTTGGCACCTCGAACACAAAAGTGAGTTCAAAATGCAGTGGCTCTTGGAATGGCTCTCTGTCAAAACGTAACTGTAACCAGCCCTTGATATAACTCTCAAAGCTCCTTGTTTTGTTGGGAGTAATGGTTCTAGTAATACCCTGCCTTGTCGTATATGTACGCGCTCTTGCCTTCGGAACAGGCGTCACAGGAATTTCAAAATAGAAAGACATATTTTTCCAAATTAATAATTAGGAATCTTTTTTGTTTACATTTTGTCATTATTTGATAAGTTTTCACTTGAGACTTTACTTTTTGTAAATTCTTCAAGAAATTCTTTGGGGGATAGCTGGATGTTTTTTTCGGCTGCTAACGTCAGAATACTCAATGCCTGTTTCGCTGGAATGGCCCCCCGCTTGATCCAATGTGAAATGGCTGATCGGCTCACTTCGCACTGGCGAGCCACGGCACTGTTACCACCTACTTTTTTTATGAAACTTTTTAAATCCGACATTTGCTTTCCTCAGCTGCCTTTCTATAAAAAATTTACAAAATGTAATAATAAATGGCAATCAAATATTAAGCAAGTTTGTAGAATTTGTTCATATTTAAAAAATTTATATTCAAAAAAAGGTCACTCTACTTTTTTAATTGATGTCCTTGATATTTGTTATCTCGATAAACCTTTGCCCTCGTCTTGTTTAGACAGCAGAGAACACCAAGAAGGACGTCCAGTTTGGTGGTTCACAGGGCCGCCCTATAGATTTTTCGCATGGGACAACATGGCTTACTCTTGGCGCTATGTATTCTGGGCTGCTCGAATGTCTATGCAGATAAAACGATTTGACGTGCAGTCATTTTTTAAAATACTGCAAGCCAACGTCGAGCAGTGGAGAGAGCGAAGCCAAAACGCTCTTCTCTCAAGAAAATTAGCTTTATTAGACGGCTCGCGGTTAAAACAAAGAGTGAAAGTCATAAAAGATAACGAGAACGCCTTTAGCCTAGAGTTCTCACCACCTTAAAAATTACGAGGAAGTGTTATGAACACAGGAATTTCGCAGCGCCTTAAAAAACTGCGCCTAGACAGTGGACTTCGACAAAATGAAGTCGCCAAAAAACTAAATATCTCTCAGGGAGCAATTGCCCATTGGGAAAGTGGGCGAAATGAGCCAAGTTTAGACGATCTAAAAAAACTGGCATCTATACTTAAAACAGATGTCCAATTTTTAACAGGATCACCAAGTCTCGGTTTACAGAACGTCGATTACGAATTGGGGAGTGACGTGAAGCTGACTGTTAAAGAAAATGTAATGGCCCCGAAAATTCAATTGGGCGAGGATGTAGAAACCTACATCATTACGGTTGTTGGAAGTGATCGTTACGAACCAACGTATCACGAGGGAGACTTGATCTACGCTCGACAGCGTGGGATCACCCCAATGAACGCGGCATCGAAGGATTATGAATGTCTTTTTGTAACTGTCGATGGTGACAAGTATATCGGCACAATTCGACCAGAGGACAAGTCTGTCTGGACGATAAAGGTCGCAAATTCATCCCCAATATCGGGCGTGAAATTAAAGTCTTGTCACCCTGTGGTTTGGGTCAAGAAAGAAATAGACTAAGAAACTACCGTAATATTTTTAGGCGTGAGGCATATTTTTTGCCTTGCGCTTTGCTATTTTATAACATAATAATACATTTCATAATAAAAATATTCGTAAAGAAGGAAACCCAAACATGAATGATTTGACACCTGTTGACAGTCTTAATATGTCGATGGCCCTCATTGATCGAATGGAAGGCACTCCCGTGCGGGGGGGCAAGAAATACCATGATGTCAGTCAGAGAATTGAAGCGTTTCGTGCGTTTCACCCAAAACATCAAATCAAAACCGAAATGATATTCAACGATGGCAAAATGATTGTCTTTAAGGCGTCAATATTTGACCCAGAAGGACGAGAACTTGCTACGGGCCACGCTGAAGAAGTGCGTGGTTCAACGAACGTGAACAAAACCTCTGCCTTGGAAAACTGTGAAACCAGCGCAATTGGACGCGCTCTTGCTCAGATGGGGCTGCATGGCGGTGAGTTTGCATCTCTCAACGAACTGATGGGCGTCCCTGATAAGGCCGAAAAGCTGAAACAATGGGACCGTTATCAAGACGATCTAAAAGGGATCGCCGAGAAATCATCAGAGTTCAAGCATATCAAAGACCTTTTGCCAAATGCAAAAGTCAAAAGCGTCAAGCCCCACGGCACGTTTTTGGAAGAAAACGAGGAAAAGTGGCAAACAATAACCACAGAATACCTCACAACCCTTGCCGCCAAAGACAAGTCTAAAGTTGCGGAAGTGTTGACCAGATGGCGCGAAGAAGCACTGGCGGTCTTTGAACTCTGCACAACCATTGACCAGTTCAAAGAGGTTGAAAAGCGTTACTTCAGCGAACTGGATGAAATTAAATCAGCGGGTGAAGGTGCTGCAAATTGGGCCAAAAAGTGCCTTGATGCAATGGCTGGCCCGTTGACAGAAATTTGTGATCGCATCGCCGACAGCGAAATTCACATGCCAGAAATCGGTGAAATGGCTCTATAAGAAGGAACCCAAAAATGTTTAATCAAGTTATCTTAATTGGAAACGTAGGTCGTGATCCAGAAATCCGAAAAACTGACATGGGCGAATTTGCAACATTCAGCCTTGCCACAAGCGAAAAATGGAAAGACCGCAGAACGGGACAAGCTAAAGAAATCACGCAGTGGCACACGGTGGCTGTTTTTAACGAACAAGCTGTCAATTACATAAGGGACAACGTGAAAAAAGGATCAAAACTTCAAGTGGTCGGTCAAGTGACTTACCGCCAATGGGAAGATCAGAACGGTAACAAGCGAACCTCAACGGACATTAAAGTCGATAACTTTAATGGTAAGATCACAAACCTGTCAGAGCGTAACTACCCTGACGGAAACAGGCAAAATGCCTATGACAGAAACCCTAATCTGGGGGATCAGGTAGCAAACGGATCGGCAAAAGTGGACTTGGACGATGAAATCCCATTTTGACGTTTTGGATCGCGGCCTCAGTGTAAGAGAGTTGTCCTTGCGTTGGGGCGTTGACAAGCAGACAGTTCGCAAGTTCATTGAGCGGGGTGAACTTGAGGCTATGAAGTTGGGTGGAAAGGTGGTAGTTCTTGCAGAGGATTGGAAAACCTTTGAGAACAAATGCAAGTCCCAAAACTGGTCAGAAGATCAAACACCCCATATTGGTGTATCCGATATTATTCGGAAGGAAAAAGAAAATTCCTTTCGACGGGGTGTGAGGATGAAAAACGCGCTCTCGTCGAACTAGCCAATTTTATAAAATTAGAAGAACAGGAGCGGCTGTCTGTCGCTCCTTCTGTTTTAGAGTGTCTCAAATATTATGCCGAACGGCACAAAACGTCAGGCTCATATCAAGTTCAAAGAGACAAGAATATTATTTTATTTTTTGGGCAAACCCCAGCAAACACAATATCCAGAAACACTTGCAGAAATTATATAAACTTCCGCACAAAGCAAAAGTACACGCGCAAGGGCTGGAAAAAAGCCAAGACCGTCAGTGAGGAAAGTGTCGGGCGTGAAATCCGCTCATTAGCCGCTGCGATTAATTTTTGCGTAAAGGAAAAGTTTTGTCCCTCTGGCGCAGTTTTTTATTCGCCAAGCATCAAGCCCAAGGGCAAGTCGCACATCACAAAAGAACAGGCCAGACAGATTTTCGATAACTGCCCCTCGTTTCACATTCGGCTGTTTATGCTGATCGCGCTCGGATCGGGCCACCGCATGAGTGCAATACTCGGCCTGACGTGGGATCGGGTCACGTCTGGCTATATCAATTTTGTTGATCCAAACCGCGCCCAGACCAACAAGCGACGAGGGCAAGTGCCAATCATAGAGGGCAGTGACCTTTATTATATGCTCTCAGAGGCCCGTGCTGCGGCACAGACGCCCTATGTGATCGAACACAACGGACACTCGGTTGAAACCGTTCGCCGTGCCATACAACGCGCAGGGCAGCGTGTGGGGATTGATTATTTGACCCCGCATATATTAAAGCACTCCGCTTGCGTTTGGATGGCTGAAGATGGTGTGCCGCTTGCCGACATCGCTGACTTAACTGTCACAGATATAAAGACGATCATGGGCAACTACATGAACTTTACGCCAGCGAGAGGACAACGCGCAGTCTCCGCGACACAGTTTTAAAAGTGATACAGATTGATACAGTTGTACCAGTTGACATATAACATTTGTGAACAAAAACAGAATTTATAAATTTATAGCCAATAAAACAAAGGCATTTTATAACGGTTTTGATGGTAGTGCATTCCCTTGGTAAGGGTGAGGTCGGGAGTTCAATCCTCCCCTGCGGCACCATTTAAAATCAATGACTTAGCCAAAAACTGCGCTCTTTTGTTCTCATCGAAAGTGATACAGTTGTATCAGTCCACCAATTTCACTAAACAAAACGTAATAATTTTATGAGAAAAGAGGGGGGCAAAAACCCCCCTTCAAGTTATCCTTCTTTCGAAGGAACCCAAACAAATGGTCCATGCTGGAAACTCAATGATGGCACATTTGAATACGAATTATCTAGCTTATTCATTAGTGCGTGGCAAGTATTCTGGCACAAAATGTTGATTTTAGCATATTTTTATCACACTTTGTTGACCCTGTTGGCCCTGTTGGCCCTGTTTCTGGACCAGTTGACCCTGTTGACCCTTAATCGACGACCTTGGACAAACTTTAGTGGCTACGCCTCTTTTCCAAATGAAACACACTTCCAAGCAACGATATAATGATTTGGATATGTTCTACCCATTACTGGCAGTCCGTATTCTTGAGCCGAATATTCACAAACCTCTTTGGTCGAAAATACTGGACTGCCAGATGTAAAGCATTGTTGGGCGTTACAGAGCAAAAACACCGCCGCCCAAACCATCACTTGCTCCAAAATTTAGATGCACCACGCAAACCGAAACTCGCCGCTATCGCACAACCTAAAAAATAGCGATAGTAGTCTGGCATAGCATCAAGTGCGACAAAGCCATCTTGCACGATCTGCCTACCCCATTCCCCACAGAACGCCAAAATGCAGGGAGCCGCGAGGATCAGGCTAAAAAATTCATCTTTCCAAGAGTGTTGCGCCCCTTGCGCCATGAGTTTTTCCCACTCCGCAAGGCTTGTTTTTTCGCTTTTTAAAATGGCAGCTTTCGCCTCGGCCTCTACAAGTTTAAGGTTT